ATACAAATTCTTTGCGTTCTTGTGTGCTGATAGTGTTTAACCCACCGTGTTCAACGCAATAGCTGTTTAGCTTACTGCGTAGGTTCTTACACCCTAATGATGAACACTTAGTATTGGTGGGTAATGTTGGCATTATTTGTAATGGGCTAACTTATTAACCGTGCTTGCAATAGCCTGTTCTATTTCATCCACGATATTCATTAGGCATGAATCCTTTGGCAAGAACTCACGGTATGTATCTAACCATGTCATAAAGCCACGCATATATTCCAATGCTGATTCATTAGGTGGGTTGTATTCATTACCGTATGAAGTAATCTTGCCGTACTTACCTTGGTACGCTTCAATGTAGTCATCGGATAAGTCACCCAAGTCTTTGTAAAAATGCCCCATTGCTTTATGTACAGCGTATGTGTCTGCCTTTAAATGTAGGATGTGTGCATTTGTTACACCATGCAGTAATCCTGCTACAAAGTTTTGAAATGTATATTCCATGATTGCCCTTTAAAAAACGGGTACTTGCTTTTGGCTTTCCCCTAAATCACTACTCCCACTTCCTGCTATGTTAATTCTACGCTGTTAAGAACAGGTACACAACATACCCTGCAAATGTCCATACGCCTAAATGCGTTAATGCTTCACCTGCATAGTGTTTTATTTTGTGTGATTTCATTTATTTCTTTCTTATCATGTTTAATTCATAGATTATGCCAAGTAACAAAATTACTACAAGAATCTCAAATATCATCGTCTATTCCTTTTTTCGTAACATTGTTGGCAATACCATTTCTGATTTAGCCCATTGTTAAACGGTACATATCTGCCTAACTCTCTTGCCTTCTTGTTTTTGCATATCTCACATACTCTAAGTGTGCGGTCATTTGGTTTATTTATATGGTCGTACATCAATCATTCCGTTATCAAATAGCCACCCAATAGTCTTGCGGTGGGCTTCATCCCATACATAAATTCGTTGTTGCTTTGTTAATTCTGTGCCTTGGTCAAGGTTACTGTGGCAATGATGACATAAGAACGCTATGCGGTAATCGTGTGCTTTTAATCCTCTACCTTTGCCATCCCTTAGTTGATTACTGTGTGCAGATACTATTGTGCCATCTTTAATCCCACATATTTGACATGGGCTGTGACGGGCTAACTTTAGTAATTTGTCATTTCTGTACATTTAATAATCTTTAATTTTGCTTAATTGTTCTTGTTCAATTACATAACTTGTATGGTCTTTGCCTGATTTATCTTTTTTTGTAATTGTTTTTGCAATTGAAAATAATGTTTCTTGGTCAATCCATCCCACAATATCACCACCTTTATCATCAATAACAACCAATATATAAAAATCACATGGATTATTTTTGTGGTAATCCGTTACATAAACTTTACCATCTTTGTTTCTTGTTGTTTTTACATCTAGTGACTTACCTGTTCGGCTTATTAAGTCAATTGGGTTTTTTTTAGGATTAACAGAAAAATCAGGCATTAAATTAAAATACTTTGCAACAATGTATTCACCAACAAAACCGTCAATATCTTGCTGAAATGGGTCTTGGTTGCTTATTTGCCTGTCAGTATTATGTGTCATAGCGTTTTTACGCCTAATACTGCCAATATATTCACATATAAAAAACTCATGCTTTGATAAGTCAATTCTCATCTAGTTGCCCTGTCAATGCCACGGTTTGATGCTTCTTCACTACGCCATACATCAACACGGGCTTGGGCTGACATAAGCCACCATTTAAGGTGTTCTTCCTGTTCTACTGCCACCTTTAAGCCGTCTAATACCACTTTGTATTCAGGGTGTGCCAATGCGTATCGTTCACCCATAGCAATTGTTGTTTCGTTGCATTTAAGGGCTAATGTTGCCTTTACCACCTTTAGGTAGTTTTCCAAATAAATGCGGTTTGCCTTGGCTTCAGCATACTTTGGGCTGTTTTTAATCATGAACTCAATGGCTTCATTAGGATGAACCGTTGACATTGACCTTTCCATCATTTGTTTTTCCATAGCTGTATCAACTCCGCTTCAATTCGTTTTTGTACATCAACGCCCCTTGCACCACCAATTAATCCTAACACTTTACGCCTTGTTTCTAGTGGTTGGCTTGCTAACCATCTTACTTCACATTCGTGTCTATATTGTTCGCTGTGTGTATTTGTTAATAAATCCATTACTTATAATTTTCTTCCGCTAAATGACAAAAAATACCACATTGAATATCTGTTTCTTCAGGATAATTACCTGCTGTTGATGGTAATTCATCCAAATAACAATCTTTAAGAACTGTCTGACCTTTAAATCTTTCTAACTTAGCCATGCGGTCAAATTGTTCAGGAAAATCAACTTTAATCTTATTCCAATAACCTTTGCCACCTTTAACGCAACCAATACAGTTATTGTTGTGGTATCCCAATTTATACATAACAGGTAATTCAATACCTGCGTTTTCAACCATTGCTAAACAATCAACTTTTGTTAATCCGTTATCAATTAAAGGCACTTTTGTTTTAATGTTGTTAGCATCTAAAAACCTATCGTATCGGTCAACTTCTTCAACGGTATAGCCAAAAACATGAATGTCATTTGGTTGTTCAAACTTTAATCTAACCTGTTTTTTTAATTTTTGTGTGCATGGTGAAGCACCTTTTATATTCATGGCTGATTTTTCAAAGGTTTTATAAATTGACCTTTCGTATTTATCATTACCAAGAATTAAAATTTCTTGACCAAACCATTTTTCACAATCTTTAATAAATCGCTTGTTATCAGGGTGTTCTTCAATAACTTCCGTATAAGCAATAATTAATGGTAATTTGCCGTTATTTTCAGCAATCGCTAACTTGGTGGCAACAGCACTTGCTGAACCACAACTAAACCAACAAATGATTCTTTCGTTCATTGCAATGCCCTTTTTGATTTATCCCTAAAATCTTGTATAAATTTACGCATTTCTTGATAACTTCTAAAATTTGCTTTTGATGGGTCACCATTACATTCAACCTTATATGCGTGTTCAATCTGTTGGTCTGTACCCAATGGCAATTCATTCTTTGCTTGTATTTGTGCTTTGGCTGATTCTGCCCATTCAGCTTTGAACCCAACCCAACCCCGTTCACAACACATTTGCAATACCTGTTCAAATGTCATGTTTGCTTTAACTGCTTCACGCTGTAAACCTTTAATTGCTGTTTCAGTAATTGGCAACTTCTTTGCTTTTCTAATTTTTAAATAATCATTCCAAACAGATTCAGTAACACCGCTAGGTGTATCTATTGGTTTATGGTTATTGGTTAATGGTTTATGGTTCTTGGTTAGGGTTATGTTTGGGTTATCTTCAGAAACCGTTTGGGTTTCTTTTGGGTTATTGTCTAAGTCTTTGTTTTTCTTAGGTCTGCCACCTAATTTACCTACAATTTGGTTTTTTTCTGCCTTTAAATGATACGCATGAATTTCATCATCACATCTTTTGTGATGCCATCCGTCTGTGGATAACTCAAAAAATTCATCTAAGATTACCTGAACGGTATCCATGTAAGAACCCAACCGTAACCGTCTAATAACCGTTTGGGTTTCTTTAGGTATTGGCGTTTCTGTGTCGTAATAATAATTAATCAGCTTGAAATAAATGGCTTCTTCTTCAAGTGATAAATGACTTGTGGCTAAATGCCAATCAGCAATATTGAATTTGTAGTAATACATCAAATTGTTCCCTAGTCAAAGGTAGTCACAATGGGTGGATTAGGCAGGTTGGTGACTAATCAACTTTTCGGGCATATTCCCCTAGCCAATCCATAGCTTAAACGATTTGTTCAATCATGACAACTAATTTGCCATCTTTTATAGGTTCACCACGCATGATGGTCAATTCGTCAACTTGGTAATCATCATCAAACAAACCTGCATCTTGTAACGAATCTAAAACTGCCTTGATTCGGTTGTCAATATCAATCTTACGCTTATCACGGGGTCTTAAAACCATAGTAATCTTCAATTTTGCATCCCCTAGCTTTGGTGCATCAGATTCAATTAAATAATCTGCTACTTTAACTTTGTATTCCCTGCCTTGTGCTGATAGCACCATACGCCCATTAAAGTTGCGGTAATAGGTGTTAACGCTTGGCGGGTAGGGTAAGTTAAGCAACAGCATTAAATTTGTCAGGTCGCATCATTTGACGGGTAATTCTGCCTTCAGATAGCTGTTCAATCTTGGTAAGGTTTTTTAGGGGTATCTGTTTGCCCCTTGCTTTCCACATATACACACAATTGTATGTAACGCCCATCTTTTCAGCCAACGCTTTCAGCGTACCAAACTCAACGGTAAGCAATTCAAAAATGTCTGTTTTATTTTCCATGTTAATTCCTGTTATGTAATGTGGTTTATTGTATCAGTATTGTAAATTAAATTTCTTTTCTATCCCTAAGAATTTCAGGTTCACGGCTAAATTGTTCAATAGTAAAGAATGACTGATTGCAACTTGGGCATTGATGCCTGCGTTCAACAATCGGTTCATCGTCATCATCTAAAAAGTTTCTTGTTTCTTTTGTAACTGTTTTGTACGCAACATCATCGTCACGCAAACAATATGGGCAAATCATTGGGTTAAATCCTATAAAGTGTGTCATTTAATTGATGGCTTGCAATAATAAGGCACATCGCCAATTCTGAATAACCCTAAAATTTCGCAATCTTTTTTTAGGGATTGAATAAACATTTGTTGATGTACCAACATACCTAGCGTTGAACCTATTAAAAAGGCTACACCATAACCTTTTAGTTTATCCATGTTTAATACCTTTCTGTTTGGGCAATCACGCCCCTGCCTACAATCATCAGTACAAGTTGAACAAGTCATTGTTTATTTTCCAAATACCAAAGTGTAAATATCAAGGCAATGATTAACAAACCAATTGCCCCAACGCCTATTAAAAATACCATTAAGATTGTCGTTAACATATCGGGTTAAACATCCATGCTGAATGAATATCAGGTTTAATTTCGTCAGGCACTACTTTAACTGTCTTGACCTTGCCTGCTTTTGTTACTTTGTAGGTTGCCCCACGCTGTTCTTTATTTCTAAGGTTTCGTAACTTATCAGCCCTAGCTTTTCTTGCTTTGCGTTCAGCTTCAGTTGACTTTACATAGTCATCAACCTGTACGCTTTCTTTATCGCCTGTCAAATAATACCTAACAAGGCTTTTGTTGTTAATCTGATAATCGCATATATATAGCTTACGCCTAACCAATAAGTGTCTTAAAAATGCCCTAGCACAATCAAGTGATAAGTTTAGGTGGTCAGCTAATTGGAATACATTAGTTGGGTTGCCATCACACAATCTAAGTATTTCTGTGATTCGCTGTCTGCTTAGTGATGATTCAAAGTTATAGTTGTATGTCATAGTTTTGGGTGGGGTACTTGTGTCGGTAGCACTTTCCCCCGTTATTAATTAAAACGGAATGTCATCACTAATTGTTTGTTGTGATGGGGCTTGTGTGTATTCTTGTGATGGGGCTTGTTCTTTTGCCTTTGGTTCAGCCAACTGTAACCAACCGTCAAACGGTACGGGCAGTTGTTCAATCTTTAGGGCTAAACCGCCATTCTTGGTGTCAACAACAACGCCAACCTTTACCCATTTGTTTTTCTCAACACCGTCTTTAGTGTAAGTACCGTTTTTTGCAATTGCATCATATCTAATACCCATCTTAATTTCCCTTTAGTTTGTTAGTAATTTCATCTACTTCTTTTAAAAACTGTATAACTTCATCTTCCATTAACTTGATGAATGTGTCATCTCGTTCAATCCTGAATACCTTTAGTTGCAGTATGTCAGGTAATCTTGGGTCAAACAATGTCAAGTCATTCCACATTTTCCCTGCACACGCCATTTGAAATTGGCATTGGGCAATGTATTGTGACGGTGGCGTATTGTTTAGGATTGCTTCAACATGATTGGCTGTTGTCATGCACTTGATTTCAACCATTCCTAAATCACCCACCAAACCGTCAGGTGAACAGCCTGCATTTTTAATGTTGTAGTGATTGATAAACGCCACTTGGTCAACTAATACATTGTTTTGTATTTCATAGGTACTTCGTGCAATTCCTTCGTTATCAATTCCGTGTTGCATAGCAGGTGATGTATAGGATTCAGTCTTTAAACCTGTTAGGCGTTCAACTACCAATTCCATTCGGTAATTTCTACGGCTTGCAGATTCGCCTGACTTGACCTTTGCCAATACATCAGAAATGCGTGATGCGGTCACTTTGCCTAGTCTTAGCTGATGCCACTCTTGCGTTCCCTGTTCAATCTGTTGTGTCATTTTGTGTCATATCCTTTAAAAATATCAATCAATTCTTGGCTTAATGTTGCACATACTTCAGCACATTCGCCTGCCCGTTGCCAATCAGATTTCAAACATTGATTGTGCATTTCTTTGACTTCATGATTTAGCAGAATCCATTTATCTGCAAAGTCGTTGTAATCAGTTTGTTTCATTTAATTCTGCCTTTCTTTCGTCTTTTGCTTTGGTTAATAATTTGTTTGCTTCTTTATCTTTTTTTGTTGCCGTAAACGCTTGGGCATATACCCGTTGCAATTCGTCAAGGGTTGCACATAGTTTCATGGCATCTAACCATTGTTGTATGTCATCCGCATCAGGTGGCAGGTCATCGCCTGCGTAAAGCTGTACCAATCCAATGCCTGTGCCTGCTGATATTGCTTTGGTCAAGCAACGCATCTGCCCACGGTTAATGTCAAACGCATTAGGGTTTTTAACGGGTTGATTGTTATTTGTTAATACAGGCAGTTGCATTTGTATTGATTTGCCAAATGCGTTCAATGTAACGCCAACCATTGCGGTTTCTGCATAGTAAATAACATCATGGAATACCCAAGTTGCCATTGGGTCATGTTGCAACAAAAGGTCAAGGGCATTTGCCCACGAAACATAACTAAGTTTGCCTTTTTGTTCAATGTACGGTGATACATCAATACTGCGTAATTTCTTGTAATCCATCTTGTGTCCTAAAATAAACAATCGCCAACTAATTCAAACGCTGTTGGCTTGCGTTTTATTGGCATACGGCTAATTGACCAACCTGACTGTAAAAACGCCACAGCTTCGGTTTTGGTGGCAAATAACCGTATTGCCAAACCATCTTCATCAATGACTTTGTATTTCATCCGTAAATTAGGTCAATTAATGATTCAACTTCATCTTCACACAATTTACGCATAATCCGCACAATTGCATCATTGTCATTTTGTGCATACGCAATTAACAGTTGACCGCTAACTGCATATACTTTGTCACCAAGGTCATTTGATTCAAACGGCTTGATGCTGTATTTGCCACCATTGCCATAGCTAAGTGAATCATTGTTTTTGATGGCATCTAAAATTGCATATTGCATTTCAATTTTATCCATTTCTTCATCCTCATTGTTGTAATACGGTGATTCAAGCCATTTATCGTATGCGTGTTGTTTCATCACAAACCCCCTGTACGAATAACCCACACGGTTAGTGGGATTACAAAGAAACAGATACCTAGAAATACGCCTTTAAGAATGTCAGTCATGATTGTTAGTCCTTGTGTTAGTGGGGGCAATGCCCCCGATTATTATTTAATGTGATATGCGTAACATGGTTGATTAGTGTTTTGTGATTCAATCCAATCAACAGCTTCTTTCCACCAATTGTTAACACGCAAATGTTGACCTTTATATTTCAACTCTAATTTACGGCAGTTACGCTTACGGCTGATGTAACCAACAATGCGTGGGTCATCATGTTCAAGAGAATGTAGAAAATCTTTGGTGTGGGTGTCAGCAGATTCAACAATAACTGCAAAGTCATCTGTGTATCCCATGATGGTTGTTTTGATATTTGTCATTTGTAATTCCTTGTAAAGTGTTGTTAATAAATTTATTGCTTAATGAAACTTTAACACAAAACCACACATTGCAACCATTGTTGTGTAAAAAACATTAAATATTTATTGTTGTTGCATAAAAACAACAAAGGGCTTTCGCCCCCTGTTATTTCATTTCTTTTAGCAACTCCCTAATTTGGTCAAACAATTCACTTGTTTTAGGGTCATTCAGCCAATAATAAGCATCCCTGTGACCGTCAAAGGTACTAATGCGTACCAATACATCAATTACTTGTTCTAGCTGTTCTTGAGTTAATTTATTCATTATTGTGATTCCTTGTGGTTAATGGGGGCTTTCGCCCCCGTGGTTTATTTAACTTTGATTAATGTGCGTAAATGTAACGCTTGGATGTTGTAACCGCCTGCCAAGATTGTGTCAATCTTGATTACTTTTTTACCCGTTGATGTTTGCAAAGTGAACACACCGTTGAATCCGTCTGCTGAATAAACAATCTCACCGTCAACAACTTCAGTATTTGTATCGCCTGCTTTCATAATTTTGTCAGCAATTTTGAAATTTCTTGCAATGATTGTTTTTTCGCACTTCTTCATGAATTCGTCTGTGTTCATGTTGTAGTTGCCTTTGCCACCTGCCAATGCCCACAATTTTTTGTAGTGACCCCAAGGGTTGTTGCGGTTAGCTTCTTTTGCTTCAGGTGTAGCACGATATTCAGCAACAGCTTTTTTGCAATTTGTAAACCATTCAACTTGACCGTCAAACCACTTATCATCAAATGGCTTCATAACTGCTTGAATTTCGTTTGCTAATGTGATTAATGTTTTCATGTTTGTGATTCCTTGTAATTACTTGTTAATAAAATTTACTGCATGAATAGAACTATATAGATAAATCACACAAAAGTACAACAAATATTAAATAAATTGCAAAAATAGGGTAAACACCTATGCTATGTTGCGTAAAAACAACAAACCCCCTTTCGGGGGCTTAGGCTAATTTGGCGTATTCGTCTGCTGTCAGGATTCCTGCCTTGTATTTGTTGTCAGGCTTAAATATGGTTAGTGCTTGCTGTCGCATTTGAGGTGCAAAACTAATGTGTGTCCACCGCCCAAACTCATGAATCATTTGGTCAAACTTAATGCCTGATGCTTCAATAGCCTTGCATACCGCATACGGGTCACCAAACCCTGCACAGGTGAAATCAACAGCCCATCCATCCATGTGACTTGATACCTTACTGCCACCAACTGCCACATTGACTTCAGGCAGGCGTAACCATGAGTTAACACGAATACCTTTCCCACCTAATACATCCCGTACCTTTTCCATGTTACGGGCAACTGTCACCATGTTTTCTAACTGCTGTTCATTGGGCTGATTGTTGATACCCATGCGTACTGCGGTTTCAGAATAGGTTGCTTCATCTAGCGTGAAATTAGGGCTTAGATTCATTTTTTGCCTTTCATGTCCATAACTTTTTCAAGTGTCCTGCCACCAAAATAAAATGACATTACCAACATACCCCATTGACCTAATAGCGATACAAAGTTGTCAGATATATCTAATCCAAACGCATCAAACAATGCCAACGCTAAATAGGCTGTCAGAATGTAAATTAATGTCATTGGTCTAATGTTTTTAGATAACCATGAATCGCTACCCATATCAGCCTGCATACGCTTGGTCAACTCTTGGGCTTCAATGTTGTCAGCGTTTAATTCAGCCAACTTGCCTTCATTCTGCAACTTGGTCAACTCTGCTAATGCTTGTGCTTTGGCTTGCGGGTCAGGCAACACACGGTCTAACACCTTTTCGCCAATACTCATAATTGCTGTTAATGGAATCATTCTGTTTTATCCCCCATTTGGTTTGCAACTGCTGAAATTGCTTTGCCTGTTGCGATACCGCCAATACTACCGATACACAACAACATAATGTCTTTCAACATATCTGAATAAATCTTGTCAATCGGTGCTATTTCCATTGATTGGTCAACAAAAGTAATGGCGTAAATCATTGAAATAACGGATACAACAAGTATCAATGTTAAACAAATTACTACAAACGCCCTAAGTCGTACTTCAATTTCATCAGGTGTCATTCTCATATTATCTTCCTAACGGGTTAACGGTTGCCCTGCGTATTGCTTGCATCTCTGAACGCAATGAATTGTTTTGAATATCCAACTCTGATTTGATACCTGCAAGTCCTGAACGGGCTTCTTTCTGTGTGCTGTCAGCAACAACTTTGGCTTCACGGGCAATCATATAACCATCACCTGCTTTTTCTTGCAGTTTCATAATGGTTTCTGCCTGTGAATTTACCCGTTCTTTTAGATATTCAACTTCACGCATTGCCTTTGATGCTTGACCTGCGGTTTCATCATAGTTAGTGATGATTGAATTGATTTCGTTGGCTTTGGTAATGATGTAATAACTACCGCTTGCAATCGTACCGATTGATGCAAAGACAATACCAATAATGACGGTTGGGTTGTCTTTGATACTTTTAAACAACTCAATAATTTTATTCAAATCCATTTTCATACTCCAAATTAAACTGTTTGATGGCGTTCATTCTCATGTCTTGTTCACCACCAAAATCAACAGTATCACCTTGGATAAACTGAAAATATAAATCTTGGTTTCGTCTTATGCTTTCGGGTATTGCTTGCCCTATTTCAATTATAGGGAATAAATCATATTGCTTTACGCTTGGTTGGCTTATTATCTCAAACTTTATTAAATTGCCAACAACTGTTTGCATCGTGTTTTTATTGGAATTCTGTGTGTTGTTTGTCTGCTTTGCAACCGTTGGGGCAGGTGTTGATGTGGCAGGGCTTGTTGACTGTGGGGCAGTTGAAGTATCCGTGCTTGTTTGGGATTGGGTTTCTGTGGTCGGTGTCGTTGTCTGCACACTCATTGGTGCAGTTACAGGTGCGGATTGGATTGTTGGGGCAGGGGTGCTGATAGATTGATTCACCACACTTGTTGGATTCGTGGGGCTGATGGGGCTGATTGGGGATGTTACATTTGTTGGATTGGTTAAACTTTTTACACAAGTATCTTGTGATGTTACCCATCCACCCCATAAAGGTTGCCCGTATGGGTCGGGGCAACTGCTTGACCTTGTTTGGGTAACCGTACCCGTGTACCCTGACTGACAGCTTAGTGTCTGCGTTTCTATGCTTGTTTTGCATGATGGTGGGTTAGGTGTACAGGTGTCAGCAATCTTGAACCAACCACTAGGCATTGGTTGACCATATTGACCATTGGGGCAGTTAATCTCACTTTTCCATGTCTGACTGCCTGAATAGTTAATAGGGCATGAACGGAATTCAGTAACGGCTGAATATGTACAAGTAACCACCTGTGGGGGTGGCGTATAGCATCCGCTAATTGATGGGTATATTTGGCAGGCAAGTGCTTGGCATTGTTGTAATGTTGTACCGCCATCAACATACAAACTTGAATATACGGGCTGACCGCTTTGCCATTGACTTGCATAGCAGGCTGACCAAACATTACTTGCTTTCAGCAACAGCAGGAATAGCAGGCAACTTAAAATCTTTACCATATAATTTTTCAAATCTTTCAGGATAAAGTTTGTACCACGCTTGCCTTGCAGTATCGCCTACTGCACCACCAATAGGGCATGGCGTACCTGACATTTCCATTGCATACCAATTGTCTATATTAGCTGAACAGGCAATAGCAACTGCGGTTACTTTTAAACCTGCATCGTTGTAAAACTTAGCCCATTTAAGATTGATACAGTTTGTGTCTATGTAAACACTACCGCCTGAAATACCAATAACAGTTGACTGTACTGCACCGCTTACGGGAATACCGCAAACATCTTGGCTAAATGCTGACATACTAGGTGCAACTGCGGATGGTACGGGCTGACCTGAATAACGCATATTCATGTTTGTGTCTTGGGCTTTTGCAGGCAACGCAAACATTAAACCAATTAACACCGCCCAAATAAATAATATTTCACGCATTTTATTTATCTACCTTGTTATCTAATTTGTCAAAAATCTTACCTAAAATCATTTCTATTTTGTCAAACCTAGCGTTCATGTCTGAATGAGTTGTATATTCTTTGGCAAGTTGCACTTCAAGACTTTGCACATCTTCTTTAATTGATTGAACCATATCCCACAATTCACGGGCAAACCACCCAAACATTGCTAGTACGCTACCTGCACCAATATTGATGATTGTTTGCCATTCCATATTTGCCTTTGAATCAATACAGCTTTAATGTGGTTATAAAAAGTTACGGCTTCTCAGGAAAAATTACATCCCTAGGAAACCCAAGTTGTTGCGGAATATCCCTTAATTGCTGTCTGTAATCAGTCCATTTTTCTTTTGTTGCTTGCGGTACATCATTTGATTGTGTCCAATCTGACATTGACAAAAGCACATCTCTTGTATTTCTAATATCTTTTGCCAAATCCTCATCAGAAATTAAAGAATTTGGTGACACAAATTCTCCGTTGATATATTTATCGCCATAATTTACAGGCAAATTGCTGTCAATCCACACTAAAGATTCATGAACTTCAAATTCATTTTCTTGAATGTCAACTACTGTGTTGTCTACTGTGTTGTCTAAAAGTAATATTTTCATATATCAATACTCCACTATAACTACGCCAACCGAACCTGCTCCCGCAGTAGTACTACCTGAGCCTGAACCGCCACCGCCATAATTACCGCCTACCGCATTATTAGCCGTGTTGCCTCCTCCAGGACTTCTTGCACCGCCACCCATAAAGCTAGAACCGCCCATAGCAATAGAACTATAACCAATGTAAGCACCACCGCCACCGCCTTGACCTGCTAAATTTATATTGCCTCCTGAACCTACTCCGCCCGCTCCGCCTGCTCCAACATGACTAGGTATACCACCTCCACCTCCCGTGGCTGAACAATAAGCACCAAACGATGATGTTCCACCTGCCGTGCCTGTAGCCCCTGCACCTGCTCCAGCACCGCCACCGCCAACAGTAACAGATACAGTACTGCCACCCGTTAAACCTGAAATCCATTCTATTGCAGTACCACCTGCCCCACCTCCACCACCGTTGGTTGAACCGCCACCGCCACCGCCACCACCAATAACAGTTACTTTTACTTTTGATATACCTGTAGGAACTGTAAAAGTACCGCTAGATGTAAATATTTGTGCTGATAATGTTGGTAATGCTAACGCTCCTGTTGCCCCGTTTACTGATGTAACGCCACCGCTTGAACCGCTTGATGCTGAAGTTAATCTGCCTTTTGAATCAACAGTAATGTTTGCATTTGTATATGAACCTGCGGTTACACCGCTATTAGCTAATGTACCTGTACCTGTCACATTGGCTGAACCGTTAAATGAACCTGATGTATATGTTAAATCGCCTGTAATGGCAATTGTTCTACCTGTGGCAAGTGTTGTTGCTGTTGTCGCTGAAGTTGCTGATGTTGCGGATGTAGCAGTTGAAGCATTACCATTTAAGTTTGCATTGATAGTTGCAGGCAAACTAATTGTCACCGCACCTGTTGATGCTGATACATCAATTTCATTGGCTGTACCTGCAATACTTGTAACGCCACCTGCTGTTCCACTTGTTGCTGAAGTTAATCTGCCTTGTGCATCAACAGTAATGTTTGCATTTGTGTATGAACCTGCTGTAACTGCCGTGTTAGCTAGTGAAATAGTACCGCTAGTGGTAATTGTTCCACCTGTTAAACCTGTACCTGTTGCAACTGAAGTTACAGTACCGCCTGAGTTTGTATCAGTCCACGGCACATTGACCATTGCCTGACCTGCTGAATTTAATTGCAACGCATAACTTCTTGATGCAGTTGCAGTTACAGCATTAGGGGCAACACTTTGCACCGTGTCTGAACCTAATTCAATCAAACCTAATGTTGTGCTTGTTGCTTGCGAATAAGTTGTATTTGTACTGCTAATTGTAAAGTTAGGGTATGTACCGCTTATGCTTGTTGTACCTGCACCTGTTAATGAAACAGTTTGGTCAGGGGCAGTATTGGTAACTGTTGCGCCAGTTGATGCTTGTGATACAGATATACCGGTAGAAGCCGTTATTCTTTGTGTGACTGATACTCTAATTGTTATTACGCCACCTCCAGCGCTACCGCCGTTTAATACTGCGGCAACAGTAACTATTGGTCCGCTAGAAGGATAAGTTGTTGTAAACCCGCCTGTAACGGCTGAGTTATAGTAAAGAATATCTCCGTCAGCAAACGCTGAAGTGTTTACGTTTCTTAATTCACCGTAAACCTGTATTAATCCAAAGCCATTAAGCGCTATATTTTCTGCGGCAATACCAATAATTGTTTGTCCGTTTGTAACGCCTGTTGCTGGTGCGGCAGTTGCTACGCCACTAGCACCAACAGAACCAGTAAACATTACTATCTGTCCTCTAGTAATAGCAGATGAAGCTTTTACATAAATATATGTATCTTCGCCAATATGCTGAATTACATTACCGCCTGCCATTCCAAGGGCTAAAGAATTAAACGTTCCATCCCAGCCTAACTGACCTTGCGTAACTAAAGTTGTATACCCAGTATTAAAATCTACAAAATTAGGGTCCGATATTGATGTAACGCCAGCCACAGCACCGGTATCACTTACTGTGACTACGCTGTTTTGTATTAATTTACCAGTCGTTGTATCAAAGCGAGTAAGGGCATTATCCGTGGCAGATGATGGTCCAACAACGTCACCTGTACCACCGCCACCCGAGCCAACCAAAATAACTGTGCCACCAGCATTTTTGCTGTATAACTTTTGGTCTGCTAAGTTAACGGCAATTTCGCCAACTTCTAAATCAGTAGACAACGGCACTTTTGATGCCGTTGAAGTCTTTTTAAGGATAATTTTATTTGCCATAGGGCAACCCTTTCTCGCTATATAGCTGGGTAGTTAATTAATATGTGCCGCCGTCGATTGTAATACCGTCAAAAGTAGTCAAGTTAGTAATTGAGCCGCCTGTGATTGCAACGTTATTAGCGTTTTGAGTAGACATAGTGCCTAAACCGCTAACTTGCGTATTAGCAATTGCAATAGGTGTGTCAGCTAATGCCGTTAATTGACCTTGTGCATTTACTGTTGCAGTCAATGTTTCGCTTGCAGAACCATAAGCGCCGGCTGTAACAG